TTTAACTGGGAGAAGGATGAGTCCTCGATCTTTGGCTTCGGTGTGCCATGCCTCATGCGTAGCGCTCAGAAGGTCATAAACGCCTCCTGGCGAATGATGATGGACAACGCAGGGTTATCGGTAGCCGACCAGTTAGTCATCAACAAGGAGCTCCTGTACCCGGCTGACGGGTCATGGGATATGACGCCCAAGAAGATTTGGTATCTGCGAGATAAGACCAGATCGGTGCAAGAGGCGTTTGCCTCGTTTGCAACACCCAGCCACCAGATCGAACTGGCCAATATCTTTACGATGGCGCGGCAACTGGCTGATGAAGAAACCAATCTACCGTTGATTGCCCAGGGCGAGATGGGCCCGCACGTTACTAAGACGTCATCCGGTATGGCGATGCTGATGAACAGCTCGAATATCGTTTTGCGTAAGGCGGTCAAGAACTGGGATGACGATATCACCCGGCCGCTGATTACCCGGTTCTATGACTGGAATATGCAGTTTAACGACAAGCCCGACATCAAGGGTGATTTCAGTATCGCAGCGCGTGGATCGGGTGCGCTGCTTGTTCGCGAGAAGCAACAAGAAAACCTGATGATCTACTCCAACCTGTCCATGTCGATTCCTGAGTTTAACAAGCGCCGTGACTGGGCAGAGCTTGACCGGGAGATCGCCAAGTCCCTCGAACTGCCGTATGAGCAGATCACGCTGGGCGAGCAAGAGATTGCAGAGCTGGAAGCCCAGCAGGCCGAGATGATGGCTATGCAGCAGGCTGATCCGCGGCAAGAAGCGGCGATGATCCAGGCGCAACTGAAGCAAATTGATCTACAGATACAACAGCAAAAGCTAGAGCTTGATGCCCAGAAGGCCAGCGCCAACATTGCCCAGGATCAAGCAGAGCTGCAAACCCGAACAGCGCTCGAGCAGGCGAGGCTCGAACAGGTAGAGAGACTTGAGATAGCGAAGCTGGAGCTGTCAGAGCGCCTCAAATTAGCAGAGCTTAATGCTAAGTACACGATGAACACGGAGTCCTTGCAGGCCCGTGTCGCAATAGATTCAGAGAAGATCAGAGCCGATCGGGATAAGGCGGCGGCGAATACCAACGTCCGGCTAACGGATGCTTCGTTACGCTCCCGCAACATCTCCAACGGCTTCGATACATTCGGTTAATACATGATTGACCCGCACTCTCTGACCTGGAAAGCGGTAGAGAAGTTTATTGCAGAGCAAAAGCAGGACTGCATTGATTTCTTAATCGCTGATAGAGACTCAGAACGACAGCGCGGTGCGCTAATTGTTCTTGAGAAGCTAGAAGGCTTGGCGCAAGCCGAGTCAGACGACAACTAACCAACCTTAACTAACCAGGGCCTTCGGGCCTTTTTTTATGGCCGCTCGCGAGAGCCGCTAGGGATATGTATGTCTGAAGAAAACCAGGAGCAGTCCTTCGAGGATGCTTTTAACGAATTGGTAGATGGCCCGGCTGATTCTGAGCCCGCTGCCGAAACAATAGAAGAGCCTACGAGCGAGGAGAGTCAAGATGGCGAATTGCAAGGGCAAGAAGAAGAAGCGCAGGAGCAAGCCGGGGTCGGGGTACTAGATTCCAAAGAAGATCCTGAACCGGAGGAGGCTGAGCAGCCCGATCCAGCCGCCGAATTAGCCGCCACCAAGCTAGAGCTTGAGAAGTGGCAACACAAATACAACTCTGATTTAGGAAGGCAGAACGCCTACCAACGTCAGATTCAGGAAAAAGACCAACTGATCGCTCAGCTACAGAGCGCGCAGTCAGCCAACCCCGGTGTAGTCAATAAGCACTGGGATACGTTGAAGGAAGATTATCCCGATATAGCGCAGGGCATTAGCTCTTTGCTTGAGGAAAAAGATTCGCGACACGCCCAAGAGATTGAGGCGTTGAGGAATTCTATTGCTCCGATCCAGGCGCAAGCTCAGGAGTCCTTTGTCGCACAGCAGTACCAGATGCTTGAGAGAGAGCATCCCGATTACGCAGAAATTGCCGCTTCGCCTGAATTCAACCAATGGGTTCAGACACAGCCGCAAAACGTGCAACAGATGATGGAGAGCGACAACGCGGCAGACGCCGCATATTTGTTGCGAACCTACAAGAATGAGACTTCACCTGGAATCCAGGCGAACTCAGAACTGAAGCAGCGACGAGAGAAGCAGCTTCGCCAAGCGCAGAACGTCCCTTCCCGGGGAGGGCGATCTCAACAAGTCATGCCGCCTGATGATGATTTTGAGGCCGCGTTTGACTACTTCGCAGATCGCTAACCCACCAGGGATATCTGCTTCTGACTAACACCGCTTTACACCAGCGACGTAGAGATGCCTTTTTGCCGCGCAAGCCGCAAGCCCAGGCGGATCTCCCTCTTTGGTTCGGTGAATTGTCAATTAAACCCAACCCTTAATTGCCAAATCAGTGATCCATATCAAGGAGATTAACCATGGCAACTTCTACCTATAGCAGTATTTCGCAGCGTACTAATGCCTTCGCTGCGAAGGAGATGCTCGCACACGCTGAGCCTATCCTCTGCCTGTCTAAATTCGGCATGACCAAGCCTATGCCTAAGAACAAGGCCGACACAGTTAAGTTTCGTCGCCCCGTTCCTTTGGCAGTAGCAACCACTCCTTTGACAGAAGGCACTCCGCCCACTGCAAAGGCGCTGACGTATGAAGATGTAACTGTTGTGCTCTCGCAGTATGGCGATGTCGTTGAAATCACCGATGTTGTCCATGATCTGGCGGAAGATCCTGTACTGAAGGATGCCGCTATGATGTGTGGCGAGCAGGCCGCTGAGACGATCGAAACCCTCATGTGGGGTGTGATCCGCGGTGGCACCAACGTGTTCTACGCTAACGGTGCAGCTCGTAACGCAGTAAACACTGTGATCACGCTGAACAAGCAGCGCGCTATCACTCGTCAGCTCAAGGGCAACCGAGGCAAGAAGATCACTTCAATGTTGTCATCTTCTGTGAAGTTCAACACCGAGCCAGTAGCGGCTGCGTTCATCGCGTTTGCTCACACTGATCTCGAGTCTGACATTCGCGGCCTCGCGGGCTTCACCCCGACTGAGCAGTACGGGTCAATGAAAGCTCTGCCTTATGAGATCGGTAAGGTCGAAGATGTACGTTACATCCTCACCCCCGTTCTGGACTCTTTTGCTGATGCAGGCGGTACTGCCGGAAGCATGGTTTCTACTACTGGAACCAGCGCTGACGTCTATCCGATCGTCTATGTCGCGAAGGATGCCTATGGCCACGTTGCACTGAAAGGTGCTGAAGCTATGTCTCCGACCATCATCAACCCCGGTCAGCTCGACAAGAGCGATCCCCTGGGTCAGAAGGGCATGGTTGGCTGGAAAACTTACCACAAGTCTTTCATCGCCAATCAGTCTTGGATGTGCCGTCTGGAAGTAGCAGCCACTGCACTCTAAGCAGCAACGCAGTAACTAGAGGGGCCTTCGGGCCCCTTTTTTATTTTTAGCCGCCTTCGGGCCGCAGGAGATCAGTATGTCTGACATCAATCTGTACAACCTCAGTCTGGAAGAACTCAAGGAGCAAGCGAGAATCCTGGGCATTGTCATCCGCGGCAACCCCAGCGCAGACACGTTACGCGAGAAGATTCGCCAAGCTGTAAACATCGAGCCGGCAGCAGATGCAAAGCCTGTAGCCGAGGAAGATTTAGACCGCAAGAAGGACTGGGTAACGGTTGTTATTGCAGAGGATGAAAACGATCAGCACCCCGTATTCGTTGGGGTGAATGGCAAGAATTATTGGATCCGCAGAGGAGAGCCGGTACCTGTACCGCCCGAGGTGGTAACGGTTCTGCAAGATGCGATCCAGATGGGCTTGGACTCCAAGGGAAACGTCACTTCCAGGCCAACGTATCCATTTAGCATTGTGAGGTAGCATGAACTATTTGCAGCTCTGCCAGCGGCTAGTACAGGAAACAGGGATCGCTTATGACGGCCCTGCTACGACTGTCGGCGAGGTTGGTGACATGGGTAGGGTTGTAAATTGGGTGAACGATGCCTGGCTCAAGATCCAGTCCATGCGCGCAGACTGGAACTGGATGTGGGCAACAGGCACGGGCACGCTTACCTCTGGCACAAACACTATCACCTTGCCCTCGACAGTCGAGACGATCGATCGGGTGTCGCTGGGCGAGAACTTTTTGCAGTCTGAGTATTACAACGACTTCGCGGATGTTTACCGCAACATTCAGAGCGGCGATCCGTCTGTCTACACGATCCGCCCGGATGGTGTGTTGTTATTCAATTCTCAGCCGACAGAAAACAAAACTGTTACCTACGAGTATTACAGCGTACCCACTTCAATGTCAGCGACCACGGACGCCCCAGGGCTACCGGAGCGTTACCATATGCTGATTGTTTATGAGGCGTTGAAGAGTTACGCCCAATATGACGAAGCCCCGGAGCTTGAGAAGCGAGGTTTCCTTTACTTTGAGGAGATGCTTGCCGACCTCGAGCGCGATCAACTTGCGCGCATTGTTGCGCCTGAGTCGCTTGCATGAGCATCCAGCTCGAGTATTTTCCGGCGGCTGGTGGCTTGAACCAGGAAGCGCCACCCCTCTCTCTGAGCCCAGGAGAGCTCGTAGACGTTGCGAATTACGAATGCCTACCTAACGGTGGGTATCGCCGTATTTATGGCTACGAGCTGTTTGACGGCCAATCAACGGCATCTCAGTCCGTCCCTGGCACTGGCCCGGTTAAAGGCGTCCA